TCCACCCTGAATGAGCTCAATTGCTGAATTCGGTGGAATACTTACATTTTTGGCGATGTAATAATTAGTTGCTGAATTAGTAATATAAACATCAACTAAAATAGTGGTTGCTACAATATTACAACATCTAATTCCTATTACTGCATCATAATTTCCTGCTACTAAAACTGGAACTACTACAGTTCCAGTTGCGCTTTTTAATACATTTCTAAAATCTTGTGCCATATTTTTCCTTTTCTATAAAGCTACCGCCATTGCTAATGCAAAACCTGCGCTTGCTGCTCCTACTGGGATTCCTGTTGCGTCTAAATAAACAGATTTACTTGCCGGCATTGTACAGAAGACATCTTTAGTACCCGCACTAAAAGTAACAACTGCATCTGAATTAGAACTCGTAATAATTGTAGTTCTTTGAAGATTAGTTGTTGTGCTTAAAGTACCTAAACCAACTTCCCATTCTGTTGTACCTTGATTAAAAATACAATAGTAAGTAGTATTGCTAGTTCCGATTCCTGCTGCAAAAGTATCAAAACCAGTCGCAGCTGTTGCTGAAATAGCAAAAGTTGTTTGACTATTTCCTGTGGCCGTACTGGTTGTTTTTACCCTATCATTTATTACTAAAGCCATTTATCCTCCTATGACATACTTAGTATAGCATCCGCCGGTGTTGTCGGATCGGGGAAAGTAATTTTAAATGTACCATTAGTACAAGTTTTACTTCCACTGAAATCTAACACAACGACTAATCTATTTGCTACCGCGTCTACAGTTGTACTATTATAGATTGCTCCATACGCTGCAGTAATTGTAGCGGATGTCCATTCGGTATCAGCAAAATCACATGATGCAACCGCAGTTCCTGAAGCTACAGCTTGTGAAGTTAAAGTATTTCCTCCAGTTGAATAATTAGTTCCAACTGTTCCCACTTCATTAGTAGCTACATAAATAGTACTCGATGTATCATATGCACTAGATGTGTATAATGCGAATTTAAATGTGTTACCCCCAGACGCTAAATCATGTTGCGCTGAAAATAAAGCCCCTCGTAAAGAGAAAGGTATTACATTTGCCATTTATTTGTCTCCTTCATAATTAATTACTTGATGGTGATTTTGAGATTAGTTGAGCGCGAATAACTCCATCTTCATATTCGCTTCTGCGTCTCTGACCGATTTGCTCGATTGAGTACGATTCTAAAGCTTCTTGAAAAGCTGCTTTATAATATTGTAACATATCCTGCGGACCTTTCAAGTATGCATATGTATTTACCAGACATGCATACAAAAGTAAATCAGGATATTTATTGGATACATAAGTACCAGTCGTGGCTTTAGTCGAATCTGTTAAACTAACAGGATCTTTGTTATAAGCCATCGTAATCTCATAGGCCGCATTTGGAGTTGGGGCTATTACCCAACAACTTTCATTCCAATTAGCCCAATATTTAGGAAGAGAAGTAGATCCCGTTGAAGGAGTATTGTAATATTCGGTGATAAAACTGGTATCTCTTTGATCTAAATAAACCTGTTTATTAGAACTATTCTTTAATTGAACATATCTAATAATTCTACAGGCATCGGGAATACTTACATATCTGTTGCCAATAATGGTATTAGAAGTAGAATAAAATCTCTCTACATCTACATCTACTGCTCTAAAAATAGTCTGCTCTGCATTTTTAATGATTCTTTCTAAAACAGTATCGCTTAAAACCGTATCTCCAACTTCGGTGTAACCTCTAATGTCTGTTTGTAAATTTGCTAAAGTATATATTGGAGCTGCCATTATCCGTTAACTACTCCTAAAGTTACTGGGCCTGCTGAACAATAATCACCCCCTACATTTATACTCCCAGTTGTTGCTGTATCTGCACTGGTAAAATAAAAATAATTTTCCGGCTGACTCAAAGTTCCAGCTGCCGTTGTTACACTCCCGTCTGAATTTTTTTTACCAACTGTAATTAGAAATCCCGCTGCCGAGCTAATGTCACTTACATTATCAACTGTAGGGATGGTTGCGAATTGTTGTAAATTTCTTGCGTCCGCTCCTCCTGAACCAGTAGCCGTAACTACAGGGGGTCCTCGGAATCTTACTCTGTTACCAGTTGATCTTTGATGATCAATTGAATAAACATTTACAAAAGTACTTCCTCCATATTTAATAATTTCAAATGGATTATTGCTTAACATAATTAAACTTACTTTAGCGGCTGGTTGGGGTCTTGCATTTCTTAATGCTTGTGGATCGCCACCATGAAATCTTGGATCTAATTGTGGTTGTTTAGGTTCGTATTCAGAATAATGAACTAAAAAACCATTCCACTCTTTAACCATTTCTCTGTATGGAAATGCCATTCCTGATCTATCAGAAATAGCCATTGATCTTTTTCCTCTAGCAAAAACTCCGGACATTATACTCCATCTCCATAAAATGTTTGTGGTGTAATATATGTTGATGTTTGTTGACCATCTTCTGCCAATGCTCTTAATAATTCATCTTCATATAATAATCTTAAACTTTCGGTTCTATCGGGAGAATATTTTATACTTAAATAATAAGCAAGCCCTGAAATTAAAGCTGGATAAAATCTAAATATGGTATCTGAAGTATTTGTGTAATCACCTACATCTTCTAATTTAGCCATGTAATAAAAATGAACTAAATAATTTGCTCCAGAAAAACTAGAACTAGGTGTTGTATATAAAAATATATTTGGAGAAGCAGTTATAGTACCTGCTGCGTTTCTTACATATGCTTGTCTTTGAACGTAATATTGTGAAGGAGTTCCTTTTGATAATTTATTGGGTAATGCTGAATAAGTAGATCTGTCTATTTTAGATAAAGCCGTATCTACCGGTGCTGTTGCAGTTGTATTATTTCTCACATAGGCTTCTAAAATATCACTGATGTCCGTTGGAAAATTTGTAGTGTCGGAAGTCCAATTATATTCGGGCTGTCCTTCTACTAAAGGAACGCTTCCTAATTTAATTTTCCAAAGATGAATTCCTCTATTGCCCCATTCCGCTAATAAAATATTTAATGAACGCCTCGCACTTTTTAATTGATAGCCCGTTCTCGCTCCACGTATGCTAGTTCTTTCATACGCCTCTTCGATTATTTCGTCAATCGAAGGATTAAAGGCTGTTGTTCCTGAAGTAGCCATTTATCCCCCTAGCCGTAGTAGAATGTTACATCTGCAATTGTAGTCAAAGAACAAGTAGGCTTAGTATGACATTTAATGCCTGTACCAGGTAAAGTAACATTGTATACAAAAGGTGCTGACGATCCATTTGGAGTCCCCCAAACACCTACAGATGTTCCATTATCTTCTATATCAATAGTACCGGCTCCTGCTGTACAATTTGCAGAAAATCCTAAAACTCTGGCAGGTCCTGCAAAAATTACTTGGTTAGCTAACGTACTTGTTATTCTTTTAGCTTTTATATCTACTGGATATGTACTCATAATTGTTATCTCCGTTTTTGTGAGCTCCCGAAGGAGCTCACGTTATTTTATTAGCTTAAGTTGTTATTTTGTATGTATAAAACAGTTGCTGTTGCGGCTCCTGTAGTGCCGTCTTCAGTTCCTGCTACAAAATCTGCAAACACTTCCATATCAGTAGTTCCTACGTCAGTTGCTTCAGTGTCTAAAGTACCATGTGTAGTTGCTAATGCTTTAACACTTACTAAACTAATGAATGCATTGTCATCTGTACTATCACCAATAGATACAGTTGCTGTTCCACTGTCGTTATTCACAGTTGTAACGTTTAAAATTACATCTACAATTTGTGAATTTGCTGGAACAATCGCTACACGTTGATTTAACGCGTCTGCTCCAATGATATCTAAAACAACAGATTGTGACATTACACAAGAACCAACGTTTTTTACGTTTGTTCCAATTGTTGTTCCAGTTGTATTGTTGATCGTTCCCGCTTTTATCGGTCCCGAAAATGTAGTTGTTGCCATAATTATAATCCTCCTAGATTATGTAGATCTAGTCTCTAGGCCGTCGACTATACGCGTCTAGATCTAATTAATAATTGTATAGTGATTAAAATATATATGAAATTTGAATAGAGTGCAAGAGATCCTACAGTAAAAGTACGATTTCAGCGATGTGACGTTTATCTAAGTTGCCACAGAAACTTGGGCAGCCGAACGTTCAATTGCATTTTCTCTATCTGCAATTTTAGATTCTTCCAGTTTGATCTCAGTAATAATACCTTTAATGGCATTATCAATTTCGACCATGTTGAGAGTATACTTTCCACTTTGCTCATACTCCAACTGCCACCTCAACTCCAAGGACCGTTTTTGTTTGTACAGGTCTTCGGTCATGATTAACCTCCTCATAGGTTATTCGACGGGTATCTCTAAACATTCCCGTTGATTCCCATTTTACACTCTTTTCTCCCAGTTTGTCAAGGATTCCTTGTTCAATAGATTCAGCGTTATCCTCCGCTAAAACTTCAAATTTAGCGTGATGATCGTAAGCCCAAATATTTACTAGGAATTTCCTCATTCTTCACCTTTATTTTAAGATTGTGGCGGAACGATGTCCCGCCACAAAATATTGAGTTTATTAGATGTCTGATCCGAAGATACCTCTAGGGTCAGAGAATCCGAAAACGTATCTCTCTCTAGCTTTGTATCTAACGTTACCAGTATCGAAGTCACCTTCCATTGAAGTTTTCAATGGTGCTCTTGTAAAGTGTTTCAATCCATTAGGAACATCAGTTTTAATGAACCATTTACTTGTGTCAGTTAAATAGTGATTAACTACATAACCTTCAGGTATTGCGCCCATGTTATTGATCGCATTGATGTCATTATCTGCTGTCTGAGTTCTTCCTTTAGATTTTAACAGTCTTTCCGCAGTAAATTGAAGCGCAGAAGGAATTACTAATTTCATTCCTCTAGCCGCAATTTTTAGACCTCTTTCATCAGTCATCGCAGCAATGTCGATCAATGCTTGCTCTAATGATGTTTCATTTAAATCAGCTGCTGTAGCCAATTCATTTGAAAAAGTCCCTGCTAAAGTTGGGTGGTCAGTAGCACAAAGCTCCTTACCGTCCCCACCTGCATAAGATGAACTAAACGCGTTATTTAAAACAGCCGCGCCTTTGACTTGTTTTGTATTAGCCATAGATCTTGCTAAAGCTTTTGTGTATCTGCTTGCAAGTCTATCATACAAGTTGTCCTCGATCGCTTCTTCAGTGATCGCGAACGCAAGTGCGATTGTTTCATTTGTATAACGAGCTGTGAAAGTTTCTTGCGCACTGTCGAAAGATACGCCTTGACCTTCAGGTTTAACTGTTGCATTTGCGAAACCAGATAACATTACTTCTTCTTCAAAAGCTCTGTCAGAGTTTTCTGTATCAAATATTTCAGCTGCTTCGTTTACATATTGTTTATACTCAAGTCCGAATAGTGCATTCAAACCTGGTTCTAGTTCTTTAACTAGCTGTGCTCTTGATATTGCCATGTTTTATATCCTATCCTTCCTTAGTATTTAACAGACATAATAGAGCCTGGTGCAAATCTAACGATAACGTTAGAGTTGATAGCTGTATTGTCTGAGTTTAAAGGGTCGTTAGCGATTCTCACTATTTGGAACGCGTATTGGCCCGCACCAGCCGCTGCTGAAGCGCCTGTTGCTAATTTAACTGTAGATTGACCACTCGTAAACGAGGTACTCAGGTCAGCCATATTATAAGTTAAATCGCCAGCCATCATTGCTACAGTTACTGCTGCAGCAGCTTTGACTACGTATTCTTGCATAGGATTATCATTAACAAAACCGACACCATCTGTTGAACCGGTATTATAGTCGGTACCGAATGCTTGACCAGACGCAACCGTATTCGCCCATGTTGGTTTACTTGTAGTGCTATCTACGTAGAAAGCTCCATTAAATACACCGTTCATAGGAAGAATGTTAGCTGTGTTGTTCGCCCATCCTGCTCCTCCTGTTATACCGTCGTCCATAGTGCCATTAGCTGCATCCTGTAAGTAACCAACACTGCCCGCGCCTTGTTTAGAAGCTGGGTCGTTTTGGTATAGTCCCTTACCAGGAGCTGTTTCGATCGGGTACTCAGATAAACCTTGAGTAGCTGGTGTGCTACCTAAAGTATAAGTTGATCTAAGACCAAATCCGCCTGTTTGGTTTGCCATGTTTGTCTCCTTTTGTGACCTGTCCTTGCGGACTTCCAGTCACGGTTGATATAAATCGTTGGTTAGGAATTGTTAAAAAATTAACTTTTCTTTGTACCACCGAAGGTTACACGAGTCTGCCTCTCTTGATTGATTGGCATACTTGGGTGCTGTTCCTTAAGAATATCGTGTTTAATTGCTTCTTCTTTAGCTTCGTTTTGCTTGTCAAAATATTCTTGACGAGCTTTCGCGATTTCTTCTGGTATCCTAGCCAGCACTAGGCCTCCTACTCCGATCATTCCTGCGTATTTGCCTTCCTTCATAACTGGATAATCTTCATCGGGATATTCATCTCCTCTTACGAGTTCGTATCCTGATCTTATCATTGCTGTCATATTCTTTGAATCATCAAAGCCCATGACTTCATGTCTTATCCATCTGTGTCTGAATCCAGCTGGCGCATTTGGTGCATCGAGAGATGAGGGTGGAGTCCATACTACTTTTTTAGCTGTTTTAGCTTTAGTTTGACTCGCACGTGAAGTTTTTTTATCGTCTGTTTGCATATGCTTATACTCCTTCCGTGATTTTTAATTGTTTTGCATAATCTTCTAGTGGCACACCTAATCTTTTAGCAATTGCTACCTGTGAGGGTGTGAGCTTAACAGTTTTTCTGCGTCCTGTATTAGCTGAACGTTTCGCTGAAGCTACATTCTGAGTAGGTTTTACTCTTTCTGTAGAAGTTCCATCTATCTTATCAAATTTATGGGGGAATTCAACTCTTATTCTTTTGTCAACTTCCACATAGTATTCATTAGATTTTGGATCAAAACCTTCTTCTTCTACGAGCTTTTTATGTATATCAAAAGCCGTATAAGTCATTGCAGAATCATTACCAAACCAAGCATTCTTGGTTGCCCAATCTTCTGCTCTAGGATCAGGAGCAATAGGTTGCCTGTATTGTTGAGGCGTAATATTAACATCCTTTGGTTTAGGTTTTGATTCATTAGCTATTTTTAAGGCATTTAGTCTTGCTGCATCCATTGTCAAATTTGCAATTTGTTCTTGGGCTGCAACCTGTCCGTCAACATTCTGAGATTCAATAGCAGTTTTTAAAGCTTGCTTGGCTCCCGCCATGCTATTCTTTACTCTGCCTTCAAATTCAGAAACATAAGACTTGTCTAATTTAGAAAATCTATTTTCTAAATCATCCTTATCTTTTTTTGCCGCTTGTGCGTAAGCCACAGCTTCTTCTCTTTGTCGCTCTGCTTCACGCATTTTACGAGTTAGTTTAGAGATACGTTTTTGAACGCCTTCACTATATTTTTCTAACTCTTCTTTCTTCTCTTCTTTTTTTTCTTCAACTTCTCCACCTTCTTTTTTTTCTTCGGGCTGTGCTACTTCTTCAACCTCTATTTTTTCTTCCTGGGGTGCTTCAGTTTTTTCTGGTTCACCTTTATCATCTAAATTAATTTCAGCACCTTCTTCTTCGCCGACATCAACAAGATCATGTTTTTTTTCTTCTTCGGGCATAGTTTCCTTCCTATGTTAAATATGATGAAGAACAGCTTCAGGATCTTTAATCGTTCCTAAAACTTCGTCATCGTTTAGTAGTCGCACTTCCCCACCTTCTATTGGTAATCTTGAACCCGCGTAGCGAGCAAAGATAACCCAATCTCCTTTTTTACACCAGGGTCCTGATGTAAACTTCTCTTCGGTATAGCACAATGGGCCCATTTTTAAAACGTAACCACAATTGGTAGCTATTCTTATTTTATCTAAAGTTTCTTGTGCCATTAGAATTCCGCCTTTAGTTTTATCTTTGGGTGTAAAAGGTAAAACTAAAATTCTCCAACCTGATGGTTCAGGTAATTGATCAACATTTGTTATGTTGTCTGGACTTAATGGATCTTTTTGATTTTTTTCTTCTTCTTGATATTTATCTAGTAATGCGGATTTATTTTTTGGCGTTTCCTTTAATGTCGACGATGTTTCCTCCGGTATCATGTTGCTCCTTAGCTTTTAGCAGGTTAGAGATTTCCTGTAATGTTAATTGTACAGCGTGTGCTTGTCCTAGTAAATACTTATATTTTTCGTGATTGTCAACCCCACTACCCGTTAACATCGCGTCGCCGATTGCTTGTAAATTTTCTTTAAGTCTTTTTTGTACTTTGTATATTAAACTTAGTTCATCCATTTATATTAATTGGACTCGTTATCTTTTAGCTATGCCACGACCTCTTTTAGCGATACCCATAGACTTGACATGTCCACCTTTTTTAAGTGCAATTCCTTTGCCTCTTTTAGCAATTCCGCCACCTCTAGCTGTAAGTTCACCTACAACTCTTTTTTGTTCGGCTCGTAAATTTTCTGCTCCTCTTCGAGTATGAGCTTTTTCAGCATCTACTCTGCCAAGTTCTTCTAGTCTATTCATTCTTCTTGTGTTTGCCATTTTTATCCTCTTTTTTTAGCCATCTTTTTAAAAGTTTTTGCTAAGTTATATCTTTTAGATCCGGGAGGACAAGTTTTGCTACCAAATTTTTTACCTGTGCAAACTCCTTTAGTTCCTCTTCGTTTAATAGATGCATCTACTTTTTGAATCCAGTCACCATCTTTAGCTCCAACACGACCGCCTTTAGCCATTGGATAACGGTCTTCACGACTCGCCATGATGTCTTTTTTATTCATTGCCGTAGAATTAAAAAATTGTGGCATGACTATCTATTAATCTGTCCAGATTTTTTAGCTGCGCTTCCAAATTTGCCATAAGATTCATCTCTACTAGCTTTTAACTGCGATGCAGTTCTTGGCTTTTTGATTCTCATTGCAATGGACTCGTCTTTACGATCTATGTATCCCTGCTTCTTAGCAGAACCCCCATCCGCTTTTTTAGCGTATGGAAATCTGACATTTGATCTTACTCCGTTTTGTCTCATATTTTTTTCCTCTTAAGTATAATACTTAGTTTTTTTTCGTCTGTCACTCATTACTTTACCACATCCCCTTGCAATTGCAACACGGACAGGTCCGCCTTTTTTATATTCTTTTTCCCATCTAACTGCTACTTCAGGGTGATTAGCATGTAGATATTTTCTTTGTTTTTCAGACTTAAAAGGCATTATTTTTTACCTTTACCATTCCTAAAAATTTGAGTGCCCTTTATGCCAAAAATGCTGGCGCAAACTAAAATCCACAAATTTGTAAACCATGAGGGAAGCGCTTTAAAATGCTCAAAGAAAAGATTTATCTTCTCCATCGCCGCCGGATCATCTGACCAGACTCCCCAGGCCAAAATTATTATGGGCAGTGTGAGAATCGCTAAAACGACCTCGTCCTTATAATCTTTGTCTCGGGATTCTAAAAGTTTGCCCTGGTAAGTTTCCTCACCGCTGGCCATCTTCTGCGCATGCATGTGTTGTGCATCCGCCATAGCCATCTTTGTCTCTTGACGCTTTTTGTAAATGTGAGTTCCAGCGTTAAGAGCTAATTTAATAGCACCAAACCACATAGAATTAATACCAGGTTGCTTTAACTGGCTTTTTGTCGGCTCTCATACGTTTTGTACCTTTTACAATAACCGTTTGTGATTCTGTAGGATCAGGTGCTTCTATTGTAACACCGCCTTTTAGATATCCGTCTTTTCCAGCACCTAAAACAGGTGTAGATTTTGGAACATCAACATATCCTTGTCCTCTAGTCCAATCTTTGCTCATAATTATCTCCTTGTGCTATTTATACTTACTTTTTTTTAAAATTTCTACCAAAATCGTGACGTTTACTTTGATCCGACATTTTTTGCTTTTCTAAAGATACGCCTGCACGTAAATGAGCTAGTTCTTCGTTCTGTTCTAGCTTTTCATCGTGTTGTTGATCTCCTACCATCACCTTCATGGTGTCTAAACCAATTCTATCTTCATCATACTCTTCTTTACGTTGATTTTCTTGCGCTCTTAAGTCTAATTCTCTTGATTTTAACTTCATTAATGGATCGCCACCAAAACCACCCATAATTTTGTTTTCTTCTTTAGCATATTCCTCGCTCATTTCAGCAATCAACACTGCTTTTCTTGCTTCAATCTGATTTGTGATCTGTTGCACCCGTTGTTGGGCCTGCATTGCTTGCGGATTCTGTTGCATCGCTTGTGGATTTTGCATCATCGGTGCCATTTGTTGTTGCAACATTTGTAATTCTTGTAATTCTTCAACAAATTCCAATTGTACTTGTTCTTGTGCCATAAAAGAAATGTGTTCTAAAATATTTTTTTGTATTGCCACCATCACTTGTGGATTATTTTGTACCATGTTTAAACTCATAAAGTTTAAGTGAGCATCAATGTGTGCTTTATGATCTTGTCCACCAAAAGCTTGAAAAGGTTTGTTTGATAGAGCAACAATATGTTCTAATGCCGGATCCATTGGAATGGGTTTCATTGGAGCTGGTAAAATTGCATTAATATTTTTTACTCCAACCGCTTCATACATACTTCTATACGCTTGATATAAGTTATGAATCTGTGGATTCGCTTGTGCTAATTGTAATTGCATTTGCGCCATAGAAATTCTTTGAGTTTGAGAAAATATGTTTGGATCTGCTACTGGAATAATATCAATTCGGTCATCAAAATCAGTTTGTTTAATTTCACGTCTCGCGTTCGGTACATCGTAAGGATAAACCGCTGGTAAATAAGTTTTAAAAACTTCTGCGAGTAATTTAAATTCTTGTTTTAAGCCAACATATAATCTTTTATGAATAGCCGACATTACACGCGAACCCCGCTCCAATAATGCTACAGTTGTTCCAACTGCCGCCTGTTGGTTCATATCGCCTACTTGATTATCAGCGATGGCCGCGAAGCGTTGACCTGCTTGAACGACAATACCCATTAATTGTAATAATGTTTGTGATGGTTCTTTATAAGGTAATTGCATAAATGAATCTCTGATGTTTCCACCAGGCGCATCTACATCTCTAAATTCTCCAGGTTGTAAAGGCTGTGCATCATCTCTAACTCTTATACCTCTGGTTTTAAAACCAGCAGGTAAGTTTACTAAAGTTCCTGCATCTAATAATTGTCTTAATGCAGAAGTTGCTGTTCTAGATAATCCACCAATCATGTGAATTAAACCAAAACCATAAAAACCTAAACCTGGTAAAAA